TCTTTGACCTTCCGTTAATTGCAAAGGATTCCTTGTTGGAGGTGTTCCATATCTACCATATTGAACAGAACCCGGTAAAAGTGGTTGACTATAAAAAGGAGGACTCTTTCTAAACATATTCATAATGCCTCTAGCTCCTCTAACAGCTCCTGCACCACCAAGAGCACCGCCACCTAACATTCCTAGTAAACCACCAACATCTTCAGAAAATGTTTGTCCATATACAGACTCACCTCTAGAAACAGGTCTAAGTTCATTAGGTAATAATCCAAAAGTAGCAGTATCAGCTAAATCAAATAAAGCTTTGCTAATTGGTTTACTGTCTCTATTAAAATAACGACCTACTTGATTTGAAAGCTGTGCAATAAACTCTGCTTCTTCATCCGAATATCTTTGTGGATTTGCATTATAATTTTCTATTAAGTCTATTATTAAATTAGGATCCATTATTGTCCTCCTCTTCCTGCCATTGACATCATCATCATGTTTAATAAATTTTCAGGATTATTTTGCATCATTTGTAAATATTGATTTGTAAAAGCTGGAGATCCTAGGAAATCACCTTCAGGTAAAGGAGGAACTACAAACTCTGGTCGTTTACCAACCTGTTGTTCAAACTCTCTTCTAAGATTTTTTGTTACATTATCTCTATTTAATGCAAACATGTATTTTGATTTATTTTCATTTTCAAATTGTTTGTAGTCTCTATCGTATTTTGCTTGAGCTTCTCTTTGTTTTTGTGCATCTACAAATACATCTTCAAACATTTTTCTATCAAATTTACCTGCTGAAATAAGTCTATCTTCTTCTCGGTCTAACCTTGCAGTATTTATATCAAACCTATCTCTGCTGTCATCAAAAGTTCTATTAAATCTATCTCTGCTATCTTTCATTTGATCTCGTTGCAATTGCATTTGAGTATTAAACTGCCTGTCTTGTTGTTGCATTCTTCTATTAGCCATTACATAATTAAGTAATGTATCTTGTAATGTATTTACTACATCAAAGCCTACTAATGCTGGATCTACTGCCATAATTGACTCCTATTTAATTTTATTGTTTAACCACCTATTATTCCACCACCAAAGTATTGATTCAATGATGCTCGATCTGGAACATATTTAGTTCCATCCCAATTAAAGTCTACTCCATTAAAATCAATTGTATTACCTTGGTAATCTGTAGGTAACTGAGTAAACCTAGTAGAACCTTCAGGCGTGATAGTTAAATCATCATTTTCACCACTTCGTATTAAGTTGCCTAAAGCTGTAGTTAATGCATCTTGGTAACGAAACTGTTCACCTAAAACATCTGATCTAAACCCTGCTATATTTTCTTGAAGCTGTGCTTGTTGTTGTTGATTAAAGTCTCTAAACCCCTGTGTTAAAGCTGACTGCCTTCTACCAAAACCTTGCCCCATGCTATTGACACCCATTCCAGCAGTCATATTCATAAGATTATTTGTGCCAGCTAATCTTTGTGCAGCCATAGCATTTCCTAATCCAAATCTAGACATAGCTATATTTTGTGCCATTTGGCTAGAATCAGGTAAAAATATTCTATCTTCGTCTGTTAATCCATCCACAGTAATATTAGAAAACTCTTGTAAAAATTGTTCAGGTGATTCTGTGCTAGCAGGTGGTTCTAAACCTGACGGTGTAATGTTCCAGTCAAAATGATATGGTGAATGTGCCATTAGGGTCTCCCTCTAAAATCTGTTATATATTGAAAAAGTTGATTGTTTTGATTAGGTATCATGTTATTAGCTAAAGGCCCAGTAAACGAATTAGGAAACTGAGCTAATTCTGCTTGTCTAGAAAAGTTATCAAAAACTTGACCTACAGTAGGATTAGACATTGCAGGTAAATCAGGTTGAGATATCATAGCCTGATCAAATAAATTAGTTGGTTGTGGTTTTGCTGTAGTTACTGCAGGAGCAGTGGTAGTAGCAAGTGAAGGATTAACTCTAGGAGCTACACTAGGTGCAGGCAATTGACTAGCATTAATCCTTGCTGAACCACCCATACTTGCAGGTTGATATGCTTGTGCACCAGCTACATTAGCTTTAGGTATATCTACTACATTACCTGATGCATCTACAACAGTACCTTCTGCCATTGTAGGTTTATTTAAAGCTCCACCACCATAAGCAAATGCTGCTGCTTTAATACCTGTTTGTAAAGCACTTGATAGTATTCTATTATTTAGAGAGTCTTGAAAATCATTTATTCCTCTTCTGTATCTATCTTTTATGTCTTGACCAAATTCTCTTTCTTTACCTGTTACAGCACTTCTATTCATTCCTAAATCAATAGCATCAGATCGCTTGCCATCTCCTAATTCTAAACCCACTCTAGAACCTGCAAGTGATCCTGCTGTAGCACCTAACCCTGTTAAACCAGCAGTAGCAGCTAAACTTAAACCACCAGTCATAGGAGCTAATGCTGCACCTAACATTGTTCCACCAATTCCTCCTAAAAATCCTCCTAAACCACTTCCAATAGAACTAAAAAGACCACCTCTTTTTTGTCTAGCTTCTTCTTTTTCTAAACGATTCTCAAGATTTCTTTGAGTTTCTCTCATTTGTTGTGTTAAAAATAAATTTTGTACTGACATAACTACCTCTTATCCTGCTTTAACCATATCTGATCGCCATAGCTGCCCACGTTCTTTTCTATACCTAGAAAGTTTTCCATCCTTAGTAAAGAATAATACTTCTTCACCTTCTCTCATAGATTGTATAGATGGTTGTGAGTTTACTACACGTATCTTATCTTGTTTCTTATTGTTAATAAATCTTGATACTCTATCCATTACGAACCTTTCTTATGAATGATTCTATACTCTATTCCAATATCATTAATATACACTTTAGCACTTGTTGATGTACTATCTAATTTTACTGATAGTTTATTACATACAACTGGTGCTGACGGAGTAAGTTTTACTTTTGCCCAATTGCTTGTAGCAGATGCAACTGTACCACTTAAAGCTGTGCTAGTACCGTCTTCTTCTAATAAAGAAAACTTACCTGTTAACACTTGATCTGATTTGTAAGTAACATGTATTGCATATACTTTTTTAACTTGATGTACACTGCCAAAATCAAATGCCTTTGTTGTTAGTTTGCTAACTGCTGCAACTACCTGTCTATTAAACTGATAAACATCTACATTGTTTCCAGTATCTGCAGCAAGAAGTGTGTTATTACTATCTGTATCTACAGAGTTTGTTACTCCATCATTAGCAACATTTACAAAGTTTTTAATTAAAGTAAAGTTGCCTTTACGTAAATCAACCATATAAGCATCGCCATTATTGCTCATGTTTTTTACAACAAATGCCATAGACTCTTGCTCATCATATATAATACTAGAAAGGTTTGTTACATGAGCTTCCCATACAGTGTCACTTATTTTGTTATCTTTTAGATTAACTATTGTTTGACCATTGTACATATGAAGTCCTTGCTTGTTTACCCATATAACTCCATACTGTGTTTTCTTTACAGCCTCTGGATGCAATACACCTTGATACTGTTTACTGTCTTCTAGAAACCAATTACGATCATCTCCTGATATATTAATTATATCTAAGCTTTTATTCTTATATGCTAACAGTCTGTCTGCATATGCTTCTAATGCTACATACACATCTGCATCAGCTTTAGCAGCTTCTATAAAATTATGGTACGGAAACGTATCAAAACGATTAGGCATCGAATACATAATCCTATCAGGAAAAGACTTTAGTATTGAATTATCAAAAGAGTTTGCTTTGTCTATACCTGTATCTTCATCTGCCATAGTTACATTGCATACAAAAGCTCTGTTGTTTGCAACAACTGCATCTTTAAAATGTTCACCTGCTTCGCCTATATAATTACTATATATACTAGACGAAAAACCATTTAACACTTCATACGTAAGTAAACCAAACTCTGATAATATAAAATCACCTGACCCTGTAGCAGTAGGGCAATTGTATTGATTGCTTCCTGCATCATGCCATTTAGTATAGTCATCAGATAACTTTGTTCTACACCCTTTAGTTAAGTGTATGTCTAACACCATAATAAATTCATCATCACTGTCTACAGCTCTTGCATATATTCTACCACCTGATATTCTTCTGTCAAAAGGTGCTTTAACAGCAATGTTTATTGCTAATTGTTTTAAATCATTATTACCTGTATTATGTGTAGTAGAATATTTTGTTAGTAATGATTCTTGATTACCATCGTATATAAACGATGATGCAAATTCATATTCATATGTATCACTACTTCCATCTGGATCTACTTTAGTTCCTTTAGGGATAGCTCCATCTTGTTGTATAGTAGTTACCTTCAACCTAAAACCTGCACCAGCTTGCAGTAAACTAATGTTATTACCTATAGCATTAGTATTAGCAGCTATACCAGAAGTAAGAGTAGTCTCTGTTGGTCTGCTTAATTTATTATCTCTTGGAATATACCCTGTAAATGATTGAGTATCAGATGTTTTTGTATTAGATAAATCTCTAAAATGTTCTCTTTGTATAAAACCATACCATTGAATAGTGGCGTTATTTTTATCTGCAGTATCTATGCAACGTATATTGTCTCCACCTTTTATAAATAACATTTTAGAATTAATACCACTAGCAGTGTTTCTTAGTGTTATTGCATTAGTTTGCCAACTACTTGCATCTGTAGAAAATACATCTACTTTATGTACAGAAGGATGTGCTAAAAATATTAAGTTGTCACCCATTTTATGACCTGTAATAGTAGCTCCCCAAACTGTTTGCTTGTTAATGTTAGGGCCTTCTCCTGTACGTATACTTATCTTTTTATTTAATATTAGACTATTACTATTATGTTCTACAACAGTATATAGACCTTGACCTTGTTGAAAAATACCAAGATTGGTTACATCTACACCTACTATTCTTATAACAGTTCCTATTGGAAAATTGCTTGTTAGATCTACTTGAGAATTATTAACGTAACGAGCTAACTCTTTATATTCTCCACCAGTATTATGTTTTAATCCAACAAAACCATTAAGATCTGTTACTCCAACCTGAGAACCGTCTGTAACATCTATTACACCTTGTATACCAGTTGTTACTGCAAGAGTTTGAGCATCTCTTGTTCTATCTGTTTCAAAGTAACCAAGACCATATCCGGGCTCTACTGTTTTTATGTTTGAGCTTTGATATGCAGTAACCTTATTAGCAGTTTGATTCATACTATAAGATGGCTGTACACCTCCGTAGATATTAAACATAAGATTTTCAGCTACACCTACTTCATTGTTTGCAATATCAGCTATATCTCTTTCTACATTAAGACCACCACTAAAATCATTTAATTGTAAAATTCGTTTAGGCATTAAACTGTTCTCCCCATAGCGTACATTGACCTTTTACAATTTCTATCTGTTCTATCTGAAAGTTACCTTTTGGTCTATCAAAGAATGTTACAATACCAAAACAATGATTCCAGTTATGCAATCTACCTTTTAACCATTTATTCTTACCCGGTGACATATCTTTTAAACAACCCATAGACCATGCTGCAATTGTACCAGAATCTAATTTAGTCAAACTATGCCTTTGAATATCGTGAGTGTGTCCATAGACTATGTTTGATCCATAAGCTTCTAGATGTTTTTTAGCATGGTATGTTGTAGCGTAAGCTCCATGTATAAAGTTTACTTTACCCAACTTTAAAGGTTTATTATATGCATAATATTTATAACCACGTTCTTTCCATCTACATGCATCTCTAAATCTGTAACCTTTTAAGTATGGATGTTTGTTAACAAAATGATCTAACCATTCATCATGGTTTCCTGCAAGAATGTATCGCTCCTCACATTTTATTTTATCTAAAGATTTGTCAAACATATCTATACCAGCATTAACAGCTTCGATTTCTTTATCTACATCTATAAGTTGATGTTCAAGATTAGGTAATCGTTTACCTTTAAATCTCCATGCGGATACACTATCCCATTCACCTACGTCACCAAGATTGATAAATATCTCTGGCTTTACATACTCTATAGCTTGAAGAGTTACATTAACTGCTTCTTCATCATGTATAGGAAAGTGTTGATCTGGTATTACTATTGCTCTTTTCATTTAATCCAACAATTCAAAATGTACAAGATCGTCAAACTTATTATCTTTTGTTGTACGTTTACCTTTATACAAAGAACTAGCGTTCCAATCTCCGCCCCAACGTATCTTAATGCCCATAGAAGCTGCTGTAGCAAGCACAAAACCACCAAGGTAATGGAAGTCATCCCTAGCATCCCAATCTATCGGATATGGCGAAATATCAACTGCTTTGCCTTGTACATGCTTACCATACTTTGTTTTACTTAGACCTTTAGCAACCAGTTCATTTTGTCTTTCCTGACTTCTAAGACCTTCTATTACAGTAATGTCAAAGTATTTAACAACTTTATTAAGAACATTAACAAGTCTAGCATCAACACCTTGTAGTCTTTGTTTACTTCTTTTTCCAAACCTAGGCATTATTATTTCTTCTTCTTTTTAGATTTAACAATCATACGTTGAAGTTTTTTAGGCAATGTTTTTTGCTTTTTAGTAAGCATTGACTTACCTTTCTTTTTAGCTGGTTTCTTTTTCTTTGGTGGTCTACCTTTTTTAGAACCATATGTTCCTTTTCCGTAAGGCATAATTATCTCCTTTTTCTTGGCTTTCTTTTCTTAGCTGTTTTAGCAGCTCGTTTAAAGTTTGCTGCAGTTGGTGCACCCTTAGATCCGGGTTTTCTCATTTTCTCACCACTACCAGCTTTAATTCGTTTACGTTTTGCATGTATGTTTGCATACAAGCCTTTCTTTTTCTTTTTTCTTGGCATAGTATTCCTACTTTTTCTTTTTATGTCTATTTGCAAATGCTCTTGCTGCAGCAACAGAACTAAATCCCCACTTCTTTAAAGCCAATGCTTTTCTTGTAGGTCTACCCTTTGAGTCTTTCATAGGGCCTTTCATTCCTGCAAACCTTGCAGCAAAGCTTACTCTTCTTGGACTAGTGCCTTTGCTAAGAGGTGGTTTTAAATTACTACCTTGCCTCTTAGCAGATGCTCTACCTTTAGCATTTAATCCACCTTTAGGATTCTTACCTGCTTTTCTTTGCCATGCAGGAGTCTTATAAGATCTTTTAGTAGATTTTCTTTTGGCAGGCATTAGACACCAATCTTTTTTAGAAGAACACCTTTAATCACTTTCCAAAGTGCTTCTAATATTTTTTGTTCTGTTTTTTCTGATATGATGGGTATGTCTACTGCTTTATTTATTTCAGCAATAACCTCTGCACCATTCTCATCTGACAACAGATCATCTGCTATTAACTTTGCTAACATTACACTATCCTCATTATTACGTTTACGATTATTGGTATACTAACTACAGCTACTGCACCAACTGTTTGTAACTTAGCTATAGCAGTTTCGTGGTTAGCTACCTTTCCATTCAACTTTTCTAAATGCTTTTCAATTCTATGTAGGGTATTAAATATGGTTCGTTGCCTTTCGTTAAACTTCACCATCATTGCTAATATATCTTTATCGTGTGCCATCAATGCTTTCCATTTATTCTACTAAGTGACCCTTCTATTCTAGACACTTGATTATCTAAATCATTTATTTCTTTAGTAAGTCCGTCAAACTTTCTATCAAGCTTGTCGTCAGACTGATTCCATCTTGCAATTAATTTAATAACCATACCTTCCATATTTTCAAGAGTTTCAGATTGACCTTTGTTTTCTACTTTAAGATTTTCTAAAGCCTCTTGTTGAGCTTCAGACTTTTTACTTAAAGACATAACTAAATAAACGAACATAACGCCTACTACGCCTATCATTCCTGCTTCGCCATATACTGCCATAAAATCCATAATTATTTCCGTTTCTTTTTACCCCAGCTAAAAGGGTTAAGATTTAATTCCTTTTCATAGAATGAAAGCTTACTTTCCAATTCCGCCCGTTTTCGTTCTTCTTCGATGCTGTGTTTATCAAGTAAACTCCTAATCGTGCTATCAGCTTCCACCAATTTGTTTTCCAACGTCTTAATCCTACTTTCAATCTGTAAGTAACCATATACCAAAGCTGCAACCAGAACGAGACCTTGGGCAAGCCATTTAAGATTAATAGAAACAATGGCATTATCATCAAGAATGGCAGTGCGATAGCTTCTGGCGGTATGTGGTTTTTCACTCATCTACTCTTTTTACTATTTCAAATTTTTGATGCAACCAACACCAATTAGATGATTCATATAAACCTCCATGATAGTAATGAACTACCGAATCTGTATCCATTATTTCTATAAATACATTAGGCTTACTTGTGTCGGCAGGGGTGAGTTCATACCCACCCACTGACCAACCACCACTACAACTAATGTTAGCTAGATTCAACAGCATCATTACTCTCGCCATTCTCTAACTCCGCTTCTAACTTTTTCATAAAATGTTCACGACCACCTTGCAATTGGTCAAGATTAAACTTGCTACTTGCAAGTTTTCTATCCAAATCCCATACATGGTTTACTAACATTACTTGAGGTTCCGTTAGGTCATCTACTTTGTATTCTACATCGTTAATGACAACTACCTGACTTTCTTTTTCTTTTTTATCTGGCATTTTGTTATCCTTTTATTTAAGTGCTTTAATATCTGCTTTTAAGGCTTCCCAACCTTCTTTTTGTGCAGTTAATTCAGCAATCTGGTTATCTATGTCAGCAACAGCATTATCACAAACACCTTCAGATACTACTTCTTTATAATCTTCAAGTGCTTTGCCTGTTTCTGGGTCATAGCGTTTCTTACTTAATTGAATGAGCTCTTTAGATTCTTCAGCTCTCGCTTCACGAACTATAACGCCATTCTCATCTTTTACTTCTGATACTGCAGGAGAAACCACTTCTTTGCTTTTCCCAACAGACCATTTCTTGTCTTTCTTTTTTTGTGCATAACCTTTCATGGTTCTACTCCTATATTGTATTGTTATCCATTTCCCATACGCTAGTAATAAAAAAGTCAGTGCTTCCACCTATATCACTACCGAATTGAAGTTTTATTGAACCCATCTGTCCTCTTGATAAAGTAGGTGGGTTACTAAATTGTGAATCTGTAAACTTTTGACTTCTACCACTACTAGCAGCGTTAACTGACTTACTAGCAGTTGCTACAGTAGTATTTGTTATGCTACCATCTGGTTTACTAATTAACGAAGCAGTAAGAGTATGAGACCCAAGATTTGAAATAGTTTCAATTCTTACATATAAACGCTTTAATGTCATGTTCATTGGAACAACAAATGATGTAGAACTAAAATCATTTCCTGTTGTTTCAGCACTACTATTCCAAGGTATAAAATGTCCTGTTGTACCTAAGTCATCTGTAAAACTGTGAATAAATGTTGCATAAGTTGGTGCAAGAAGTACGCTACTAGATATAATACTACCTTGCACATCAAGTGCTTGTGTAGGATTGTCTTTCCCAATGCCTACTAAACCATCTTCATCAATCACCATAGCAGAAACATTGTGAGCACCACTTTGTGGATTATGAATACCTCTTGTACCAAAGTGTAATTGTGTATCCATATTACCAGTACCAGCACCATGTAATACATGTTTAGCAATAATAGTAGCACCAGTGTATCCGCTTGCATTCATAAAACTTAATGTTCCAAAATTTCCAGCAGTAGAATCTATTGATTGAATCGTTACACCCGGTGACCTATTTCCTCCGTAAGCTATATTTGTCTCATTCCAGTCACCAGCTATATTAATTTTTCCACCAATATGTCCATTATTTGCAGTTGTATCACGAACTTCTAAAGCTGCACTTGGATTTATTGTTCCAATACCAATATTGCCACCACGAGGATTTAAAATTATTGGATATGTTAATGATTGGTCTGCATAATTAGAAGCTTGTAACCAAACTCCATAAGGACTTGCATAATACGAACCTATATAAAGACTATTTCCATTTGATGATTCAACAGCAAGGTTTCCATTTGCACCAGTTCCTGAAGTGGCAGGACTTGCAACGCCACCAAAAATTGTCAATTTCTCTGTAGGGCTAGTTGTACCTATACCCACTTTTGCATTATTAGCTATAAACATTGCATTGCTATTTATGCCACCTGCATTGTTGCCTACATCAAATCCCAATCCACCATTATCAATGCCTTGTATTCTACCTAAAGTGCCTCCGGGATTTGTAAATGATATTAAAGAATCTAGACCATCTGTAGTGTTATGCAGTCTTAACAAATCTTCTGAAGAATTATGTATTACTAATTTATATCCATCAGGACTAGTAGTTCCTATGCCAACATTACCATCGCCCCTAACTACCATTTTTGCTGAGGCAGCTAACTCAAAACTGATTAATGCATTCGTATTAGTCCAATCATTGTTTATGTGTAAATTAGTATTTCCTGCATTATCGTATTTTATTTCTGAATACTCATTGGCATTTTGGTTACTATCTGTTAATCTTATACCAGTTGAACCATGAACATGAAGACTGGCTTCAGGGGTAGCTGTATCAATACCAATAGGACTTATAAATGATACTTCAGGTTTGTCGTAAACAGTTGTATCCGTAGTGTAAACAGAACTAACAGTTAAATCTTCAATAAAATTTGTCATAGTTGCATCACCACCTAAACACCTTACACGAACCGTACAAGTATTTCCAGTAGAAACTCTATGAACTATGGGGATATAATATCTACTATTTGCAGTATCATAAACCTTATTCCCAATAGCAAAATTATTAGCAGTAACTCCTAAAGATTCTGTATATCTACATTCATCAGCATATGTAGCACCACCTTGAACACCTAATCCAAATTTTTTAGTAATAACTCCTGCATTATTTTGGTGAGAAAAAGTACCTGATACAGAAATTTCTAACTCTCCCCAAAATTTTGTAAACTGGATTTGTGCTTTTTGGTTTGCTACACCATTAGCAAATGCAATAGAAAAAGTTTTTTCAAGACCCAACTCTCCAATGCCAACACTTGATGATACATTTAATTTTCCACCTACGCTAACATTACCCGTAGGCATACTTACCCCACCACCAAATGTTGCATTTCCACCATTATCAATAACAAAAGGTGCAGTAGCACCAGTACCTAATTCGCCATTAGTAGTTAAATAAGGTTCAGTACTCGCATTGCTAGATTTTAATATTGCAAAACTATGTGCCTGATAACCATTAGTTAATGCCCAACCTCTTGAACTGGCTGTAAAGTTAGTTGTAGGTGCATTAAATGTAAGCCAACCGTAATTACCGTACCTTTGACCATTTGCAGATAAAACTCCGTAGCCACCAAGTTCTGTAGTTGTTTGTTGACCAACTGCATCCCTCCCTAAAAAAACACCACCGCTATCAATAGATGCAATAGCTACTTCTGATGCACCACTATTAAATTCTATTTTGCCACCTGCAGTACTTTCTGTAATAGCATCCATAGTAATAGATGCAGTAAGACCAGAATTTTGATAAAATCTCCAATAAGCAACGTCAGGGTCTCCTTCTGCCCATCCAAACCTAGTATGGTCTCCTGAACTACCACTCATGTACATTACTGGACTTGAATTTGTTAGTGAGAGATTGTTTGCAAGTTGAACATCACCACTATTTAAAATAGTCATTCTAGCAGTATCAGCAGTAGTTAGTGTAATAGATGCATCAGTAGCTGTATTTCCACCTTGCAATTCTATTTTAGATTTATAACCAGTAGACCCAGTTCCTGCTTGAAATGTTAAGTTTCCAACTCCTGCAGTGTTTTCTACATTAATTGTATATGGATAAGTAGCATTGTAGTTGATAAAAGCATTTGAGCCTAAATTAAAACTTCCATCTACTTCTAATGTTTTTGAAGGACTATTATTTCCAATACCAACTCGTTGGTCTCCAGTAAGAGTTAAAACTTCATTAAAACCAGTTGTAGAACCATCACTAATATGAAATCTCATTTTATTAGCAGATGCTGTACCAGCACTCCATTCATTTTTTAGCTTGTTCATATACTGACTATTGCCAAAAGAAAATCTTATTTCAGTATCATTTCCATCTTCTAAATGCAAGGTAGCATCAGGATTTGTGGTGCCGATGCCTAGTCCTGTAGAATCAAGTCTCATTTTTTCAGTATTGGAAATAAGAAACTGTTGAGTCAACGCATCTAATCTAAAATTCATATATGCACTTGCAGCTCTATCATAGTTAGTAATTCTATTAGTATCTGTAACTATTTCAGGTTGTAACTCAATACCAGCATTACCACCATCAGATACAACAAGCTTTGCAACAGGGGATGTTGTGCCAATACCTATATTACCCCCACTTGCAACCATTAAATCATAACCACCACTTCTTGAAATCCATAGTGGGTCGTTAGCTTGAGAACCTGCTATACCTATACTTGCAGTAGAACTTGCTCTTTGTATTAATAAATGTTTTGAGTTTTTACTTGCTATTGCATCATTAAGTCTAAGTGTAGAACCATTTTCTGTAGCAGGGCCTGTAATATCTAGTTTATATGATGCACTTGCTCCTGTGCCTACTCCAACATTGCCTGCAGGACTTATATACATTCTTGTAGTTGCTGTTGCTCCAGAGCTATTTGTACCAAAATACAAATCACCTCTTGAGTCTACTTGTATAAAAGAACTTTCTTCGCTTGTGTTGTACCTAACAATACTTCCAGATGTATTTACATAAGAATTAGCACCAATAAATATTGGAATACCTACATTACTTGCTAATCTAACTGGCTGTATAATTGAATCAGTAGTTACAACTGGGTCGTCAAATTTTATACCTTGTACTGCACCTGTGTAAACAGTAGGTGAATAAACTATACTTTTACCAGAGCCTATTTCAACATTGCCACCAAAAGTAGCATTTTGACTTGAGTTTATACTTAATGCACTTGTTCCTCCTGTAAGAATATTAATAGAATCATTAGCAGTAGAGCCTTCAATTCTTGCATTTACATCGCCCCATTGTAAAGAATATGTATTAGATAATATTAGATGTTTATTAATTTCAACATTTGCTGTAGCTCCATCTAATCTGAGTACTTGAGTGTCGGTAGAGCCAACTCTTACTTTAAAAATCATATCTTGACTAGAAACATTATTTCTAAAATAAGTATTGCTTCCATCGTTCCATATTTGAGCATCTTCGTTAGTGCCAAGAGTTAAAGAATTGTCATCTAAAAGATGAACATTTTCACTAAAAATAGTATTACCACTATGGTTAATATATAAACCTTTACCACTTGACCCTTGAAGCCACATATACATTGCATCAGGGTCATATTTAATTACACTACCACTTAGTGTACCACTGTCATTTTCAGCATACATATAAATTTGGCTGTCACTTCCATGAACAGTATTGGTAAGCATAATGCCATTTGGAGTACCTGCACTTCCAGTATTAGACTGTACATGAAAAGTTTTTGACATTTGTGCTGTGGGCATTCCAATTGATACATCGCCACCAAAAGAAGTTGTACCGCCTTGAGGTTGTACAGCTATTTCAAAATCATATCCATTTGCAGACTTATGTCTATTTTGAATCCATATTTTGCCACCAGTTTGTTCTCCACCAATGACTAATTCACTCCCACTAGCACCTGCACTTATACCTACTAATGCAGTAGCTCCTGCAGTTTTTGATGGTGCAGAATAAGAACCAACAACATCAAGTTTATAGCTTGGGCTAGCTTCTCCAATGCCAACATTTCCACCATTAAAAAAAGTATCTCCACCTGCATGAATTCTTACTACATGAGATGGTGTACTGTTGTTCATATCAATAACAGCATTATTACCGCTTGTAGCTAATGATACTTTTCCTACGCCTCCAGAATTAGATGTGATATTAGTAGTAGACTTTACCTCACCAGAAAAAGTAGCACTAGTTCCTGTTAATATTAAAGGCACAGTAGCAGTGCCACCATCTTTTAAATTAAAGTCTAAAGCATCCTCAGATGCATCCCAAGTAATTCTGGCGTGATTATTAACATCTTCACCTAATATAAAATGAGTATCACCACTGTCTCCTATTGCAAAATGTGTATCTGACGTAATGCTTGTTAAATCACTACCAACTCTAATATTACCAGCAAAAATAGTATCACCTGTTTGTCTTATAGTAAGTGCATCTCTTGTAGCACTACCACCAGAACCATTATTATATGGCACACCTATAGTTATTGTACCATCAAATGAATTGGTAGCATTTTCGGTTAGCTTAATATAGCCTACAGCATCAGGTGCACCAGAATGACCAAATCCAAGTTGCAGTCTAGCTTCATTAGCTACACTTGCATTGTGGGTAGAACTATTTATAATTAATCTTGATGTAGTTCCACCATCAACTATTTGGTCAGAAGTAAATGTATTAGTTGCATCAGCTAACGCTACTTTTTTCCAACTAGGCATTATTTAGATTCCTTGGCTAACTCTTTATTAAAACAGGTTGTAATCTTTTCTAATAACTTTCCTACAAACATAGCATCTTTACCTCGTATTGTCATAGTTTCTAATGCTTGTTTAAGAATACTTAAATCATCTATTGATAAATCAACTTTCAAGTTTAGACCTATGTAGTTCAGTTAATTTTTTGAGAACATTGTATGCTATGTCTATATCAGCACCGTCAAAGGTTGACCTCATAATAAGCTTTAATAAAAAGTCTGTATCTTTTACAGTAAACGATTCTTTGTTCTTTTTAACAGGTACTAACTTTGACATTAAGCTACTCTGATATATACAGAATCAGAATCTGTAGCAACATGTATTGAACCTATTGGGCCTATATCATCGTTAGATGGTGCTGTATTTGTTGCATGGTTTGTTGCTGTAGGTACTCCTGCTACAAAAGTAAATGCACTAGTAGAACTACCAGAACTAAACCCAAAATATCCTGCAGATTCATCAAATCCAAAACCTACATTGTGACCATCAGTTCCAACTAAACCTGCAGTAGCTCCATTTGTACCTCTCTCAACAATAAAGCCACCATCAATAGCAGTGTTTCCACTTGCAACTCCACTATTTAAAGTCATTACAGAGTCTTCAATTAGTATATTTTCTGAAGCAGAACTTATTGTTGTACCAGTTACTGTTAAATCTCCAGCAACTGTTAAATTATTAGCAGCAAAGTTTTGACTAGACTGACCTGCAGCTTGTGCAGCTCCAATTGCACTTCTAACTTCTTGTGCACTTAAACCTTTTAATCCTGCAGAGGCATTTCCTGCATCGTGTGTAAACACAGCAAAATCATTCGCATCTATATCTGCACCTATTCCAGTAACAACTTTTACTGCATTGCCACTAGAGGCCCCAAACGTAAGTGCAGTTTGTAACCCTGCTTCAGCAGCAGTTTGGTTTATAAATTCGCTGGAACTATTATCATATGCTAATACTTCATTATCTGCTACGCTAGATATACTTACATCTGTTAATGCTCCTATAGTTGTAGTAGCATTATCATCTGCCCATTCAATAGCATTACCAGAGCTATTAACTTTTAGTACTTTATTAGCACCATAACCAGATTCACCATCTAATCCTGCATCTAGTTGTGCTAATGTTATTGATTCATTTTTATAATTAGCGTCATCATCTACTGTAATGACTTTTTTCCATGTTGCCATAATGATCTCCTATTGTTTGGCTATATACAAATCATCATTTATAAAAGCCAAATCTCCAACGCTAGGATTACTTGGTTCCGATGATTGCTCTTTTAAATTAAGTGTTCCATCTACTTGAAGTGTAGTTGTGCTTAACAATAATGCACTACCTGTGCCATCTCCATCAAATATTCTTTTAGCAGATGTAGTTAATCCTTCTCCAACAGAACTGCCTAATACAGTTAATAAATCTGGAAAGGTTTCTCTTACTTTTTTATTATATAAACTAGACATTATACACTCGTCATTGTTGTTGTTGGTATTAATACTTCATTTCTTGTTGGAGCAACATAATCAGATGGAGCTGTGTAACTAGGCTTTGAGTATTTTAATAATTTCTGAGTTAATGCATATTGATCTATTTTAAAATCAAGACCATTCTTTGTTATGGCATCAATAAAACGCCATTCTTGTGAAACGTTCTGCCAAAAAGAATCTCCAATACTATTATTTGTTTTTGGTTTTTTAGAAACATAACTCATTAGTAATCATAGCCTCTTATTGCATAACCACTTCCATCATAGTTTTTATTAGCAGACTTTTTAGCTTCCCTAATTGTTTCATTAAACTGCTGTTTAAAATATGCTGCTAATTGTATTTCTTCAGGTTTTCTTTCGTAACCTTGTTGTATAACTCTGTATGCTAATGCTTCGTGAAACTCATCTGCTATATTTGGTTCTTCGTTCATGCCTATTCCACTAGCAGATGTATTGTCAGATACAAACTCCTCATCTTCTTTTACACAAAATAAAGTAACCTCTTTTTCCTCAGTAACACTTGTAAATGTTACCCTATCACTTGTTTCTGCAATTGCTATTGCATCACGTTCAATAAAATAAATCTTCATGTTAAATCTCTTTTATTGGGTCTGCCTGATAATCTTTCTATAGACTCACCATCATAATCAACACTTGTTATTTCTATAATTTTTTCATCTAACCCATAATATCTTTGACCAGATTGAGTTGTAAACTTAAATGCACCTTGCAATATTCTTGTTTTTCTACAAAACTCTTTTAATGCATTATTTAAGCGTAGCCTTATTTCACCTTCTTTCATTTCAGGATGGTGTGATTGAATTAGTTCGTGTAACTGCTTTTGTTTCATTTTATCTCACTAATCCTTTTTAATTCTTGTTGATATAACTGCATTAATGAATCTATCTGTAGCTTAATAGCCTGTGTTATTTCAATGTCTTCATCTATGTTAACTGCAGTATTTAATACATCATATAAATACTTTACACAAGCACCTAATACTACCGCATATTCTGCTGTATCTGGAAACCCTGTTATAGCTGTTCCACTGTGTGTTACAGTAGGATATGCTATAGTTTTGATCTGTGCTCTTTCACTATTTGTAGGATCTGGTTTTATTACAATTGTTCCGTTATTGTAGTAATACACAGGAGTTCTAACACTTCTAAAGTGTATAGAGTCAGCATCTTCTATTTGTGTGCTTAACCCAATAGATACTTCTTGTGCTTCAAATCCATTTCTTATAACTCCCAACACTCTGTTGTTAGTGCTATTAAATCCACTATTATCTGTTTGCTCGTTATCTATAGTATATCTAATAGCTATTTTGTCAGGTATTATTTCTAATACTTCATAAGCAGTGTTTGTTAGAAATACATTTAAGTCTGTATCAGCAACAGAGGAATCTATTGTTCCTACCAATTGCTCCATTTTTTGTTTAAATGTTGCCATTAATACAAAAGAATAACGTTTGTTGAATTAGCTTTTGTTATTTTAAATGGATAAACATGACCCACTAACAAACCATTAAAAGTAACATCACTACCATTTATTGTAAAAATATGTTCAAGGCCTGAGCCAGCAGCTGCTTTAATATATACAGCTCTACTTTCTTTTTGTGCACTACCTGTAGCTACTACCGCTTTACCATAAGGAGATACACTTTCTTTTACTGTTAAATCTTGTAATCCCATAATTTTTCCTAGTTAAGAAGGGGGAGCATTACACTCCCCCAACTTGTTTTGTTTATTAACTGATTGTTATGCCAGCAGCGACTTTTCCAAGACCGCCAACTATGTAGTAGTTAGTACCATCTGCTACCAACTTTACATAATCACCTGCAACTGCTTCTCCATCAACAAATGTAATAGTAGTATCACTACCATCACTTGTATCTGCTACATCATCAGCAGCACCAGCACTTACTGATCCTAGTATTGCACCTGATGGAGTTACTACTGTATAACTTGCACCTGAAGGTGCACCTTTTACAATAAATGTAGCTTCCCATCCGATGTTGCTAGGAGCGGGTAATTTCGTTGCAAACTCATCACTTGAGTTAAGCATAAAAACTTTACCGCTATCAGCAATAGCCAATGTTGAAGCAGCAGTCAGTTCTTTGACTCCTGCACTTGAACCACCTAAGTAAGGTCTAGCCATAATAAGCCTCCTTATGCTGTGATTTTGAACAAGTGATGACTTTCAATTAACTGTATACCAACACCTTCATCAGACATGTATTGATCTTTAACACCATCAAAGGCATTATCGGTCTTGATGTTTGTCTGATACATAGATGGGCGATATATAGCATGGAATAGATTCTCATCAGATACTACAGCCATGTACTTGTTGTAAGGCCCACGTAGTGCTGGAGTTGGAATCAACTGCAACATTCCATGAGGTGTTTCAAGCACTCTGTAATTAAAACCAAGTGAATCACGTGCCATATCTCCAAGATTTACTGTCCAACCTGAGTTGCCAGATAATCCTGATGAACCTGCCATTTTAGACCAGTATCCTAAAGCACCAGCACCAACAAAAGCACGCTTAACACCTGCTTCTGGAATATACTGAAATACTTTTTCCATATCATCAACAAAGTCTGCATAGCCATATGAATCATCTATTGTAAATATGTTTTGTGCATCGTCTGTAGCTGTACTGTTACCATACTGTTCTAATGCTGATATAATCCCATAAGTTGTTCTTACAAGATTTCCATTAGCATCTGTTCTTCCACCATCTTCTAAAGCACCTTCAGCAGGATCTGATCCTACGTTACCAGCATCGTATGCTGCATCTCCAAGGCCTGTACCACCGAGTCTTTTACCAAACAAAAATGCTTTTTCTTTTTGCATTTTGTGTTCTTGTGCTTTCATTCTACGAAGTCTAGCTAATTCAGATGACTCACCTCTAAGCACTGCTGCTTCTAGAGTACCAGTAACTTGAAGAGGTGTTTTAAAGATCTGACAAGAATTGTAAACAACGTCTAGTTCATCTGCCCATGCTTCTGGTGCTGAACTACCTTCACCATGTGCATTACCAATAACTAAAAAGCAATCATTATTATTAATATCCATAGCTGAACCAGTAAGGTTTTTAATAATAATATGACCTGCAGTTGCTCCTAATGCAGAAACATAAACAACACCTTTTTTAGAAGTTTTGTCGCTGTTCCATACTTCACACTGTAAACCTATGTATGATGAATCAACTGGACTTGCCAAACCTTGTATTGAATCAATTTCTAATTCAACTGATCCAACATCATTTGCTGGCAAAGTAGCGTTGCTATCTGCATCAGCAACATCTTCTTTTGCTTTAAACTCTTGTTTTACCCAAGGATTACGATGTTCAAACATCTTAAAAACTGGGTCTGGTACATCACGTTGTTCCTGATTACTAATCATTGTAGTAAAAGGGGCAACGTCTGTCCATAGCTCCTTAGTGACCTGCGGATCTACGTAAAAATTTCGTCTATCCGTAAAAAGTACACCAGAAGCTCCTAGTAGCTTTTCTGTAGCTGCCATTTTTAACTCCTATTGTTCTAGTTTACTTTATGACTTACCTACCCAATAAAGCATCACTAAAGAGTTGTTCTTCTGTTCTAGGCTGTTCCGCCTGACCAGTCTGAACTGCAGTTGTTTTAGGCACATTCAAACGATTTGCCTGATTCTGCATTTCTTCTGTTCTTTGCTTTACTACTGGGTTAGGGTTTGTCCTTAATTCAAACAACTTGGCTAAATTGTCTAATGTAAGATTCTCAGGACTCTGTGACCACCGTACAAACTCCATAGCTTTATTCTGATCCCATCCGAAGTTATTTACAGCATGGCTCATAGCCTGTTGCTGTACCATCTGTGCCTGTTGCTGTTGCATTTGAGCTTGGTATTGTGCTTGCAGTTCCTGTTCACGTACTTGGTCTTTTTCTTTTAGAAAATCCATGTACTTATCTCTATAGGCTTCTTTAGCCACTCGATACTTAAACGATTCACTTTGTGGATCATTATAAGCATCAACCTCATTGTATGAATGTGGTCTTTCAGGTGCTGTAGGCTCCTTCAATGAAGGCTCTTGCAATCCTTGTTCAGGGTATGCTTGAGGTTGTCCATTGGAGGCAGAGCTCTGCACGTCTTGTCCGTTACGATAATAA